TATCACGAACATGAAACTAAATTAGATGACCGTGATGTTCATGCACGATGGAATTGGGTGCTTGATGAAATGATTTGGGCCTTTGAGCAACTTTGCGATGATGACAATGATGCACAATTTCATTCTGGTGTGCATGATAAAATATCTGTTCCCTGTGAATGGGACGAAAATGGCAAAGCAACAATATATAAAATGGAAAAAGGACCTAATGATACCTCACACTTTGATTCTGAAGGGTATCAAAAACACAATGAGCGTATCAATAACGGCACAAGACTTTTTGGCAAATATTTTAGAAATCTGTGGGATTGATAATGGAAAAAAACTTAGAAGCATATATCAAAACATATAAGATGCTTGATAAGGAAACTTGTAAACAAACAATCAAAGACATTGAAAAAATTCACTGGTCGCAACATACTTTTTATAATGTAAATGATGGTTCATATAACACAAGAAGTGGTGAAAAAGAACTTGACATTGGTTATAGTCAAACATCAACAAAGAATATAATTATGCAAAAGATTTGGGACTCTTATCTGAACTATGTGAAGGATCTCAATTTTTCTTGGTGGAATGGTTGGAGTGGATTTACTGAGGTTCGTTTCAATCGTTACAAAGAAACAAGATTGATGGCAGAACATTGTGATCATATACATTCAATCTTTGAAGGTGAACGCAAAGGCATTCCTATAATGACCGCACTTGGGTTACTCAATGATGATTTTGAAGGTGGTGAATTTGTTATGTTTGAAGATACCGTGATTCCTTTCAAAGCTGGAGAAATCAAAGTATTTCCATCCTGTTTTCTTTACCCACACCGCATTGATCCAGTTACAGAAGGAACTCGGTATTCTTTCGTTTCTTGGGCTTGGTGATTACTAAATAAAAGACCAGGTGAAACTGGTATACACACAACACACAAGGAGAAAATTATGTCTAATATGACGCCTTTTGAGATCCGTTTGGAACTCTTGAAGCTTGCAAAAGATATGCTTGAACAAGACTATTTTGCAAAGCGAGAAGTATCACACAACAACTGGCAAGTATCATCAGAAAATGCCAGACTGGCTGGAACATCCATACCAAATCAGCCAGAACTTCCCCCATATCCATCAGAGCAAGATGTTATTACAAAAGCGGCATCACTAAACACTTTTGTCTCTAATATTACTTCGGAGAAACCTGCACCGAAAAAATCTTGATGGACTGGAGAGGCTTCGGCCTCTCCTTTCAATAAGGAGCAACCATGCTGAAATATTTTTCAATTGCTGCGATGTTAGCGGTAATGATTATATTCTCTACATTAGGTTTGGCTGAAAACAATAAAATAATTGAAAAAATAGAAAATAAAAAAACTGAACCTGAAACTGTATTTTTACACACTCGTTTTGATAGACTTACACCAGAAGCACAAAGACAAGTATTATGTCTAGCAAACAACATTTATTTTGAGGCTCGTAATGAACCAATCGTAGGACAAGTTGCTGTTGCCTTTGTTACATTGAATCGTGTATCATCGGAATTGTTTCCAAACAATATTTGTGAGGTAGTCAAACAGAAAACAAGAACTGTTTGTCAATTCTCTTGGTACTGTGAAACAAAACAAAAAACTCAATATGCGAGACACCTATTGACAGGACAAGGCAGCATGAAGTATAATGAAATTAAAAATCTTGCAATGTTTGTTTATGCGAATTATGAGAGATTAAATGATCCTACTCATGGTTCTCTTTTTTACCATGCCGATTATGTAGCACCAGGTTGGGGAAGAAGAATGGATAAAGTTGCAGTAATTGGTGCTCACATTTTTTATAGGATAAAAGAAATATGACCGATATTGATAAATTAGGTATTATATGTTTGACCGTTGTTGTTCTTGCTGCTATTTTTGGAATTTCAGTCTATCAAGTCAATGATAGAGTTTTGATGTCCAAAAATATTCAAGAGGCAATTAGTAAAGGTATTGATCCAATTTCAGTGAGATGTTCATACTCAAGAATTGACGATCCAGTTTGTATTGTATTTGCCACAACCAAGAACGAGGTTGTGTTACAATCTGTTACTCCTAAAAAATAAAGAAAGGTTTTATTATGTCTCGTTATACTTTTACATGTGAACATTTTGACTACGATGATTTCAATGGTGAGGAACAAAATGTGGCTTCAAAACACACCACACAATTTCGTGCAGATGATTTGACAACAATGCTTGAAAACTTTGAAATGTTTTTGCGTGGCTCTGGTTTTCATTTCAAAGGTAAATTAGATTTTTTTGATGATGAAGAGTGGGACAATAGTGATGAGGAAGAAAATGACCTTGAACAGGAAGAAACAAGAGAAAGGGTCATGGATCATATGGCAAATGATCTCATTAAACAAAATCAAAAGATTGAAGATGAGTATGGTGACATATTTGTAAAAAATGAAGAAAAGTGTGAACTATGTAAACTGCCAGTTGATGTAATGCAAATTCACCAATGCTTTGATCCAAAATGTCCATGTGGTGCATATCGTAATCAATATGCCGACTAAAGAAGAAATGAGAAAGTTCTCTCTTGCAATAGAGGGAATGGTTTCAAACACAGATTTCAACTACATTGAAGCAATCGTTGAATACTGTAAAGAAACTGGCCTTGAGATAGAGGTGGCGGCTACACTTATCACCTCTAATCTCAAAGGCAAAATTGAAGAGGATGCTATGAATCTACATTTATTGAAAGACAAAGGTTCTCGCTTACCCATATGACAGGCTATGAAACTTTCACAACCTATCAAGCACTCAAATTACATTTCACACAAGACTCTTTTGACTATCACAAATATAACGGCAAATCAAATATAAGTGTGACCTCTTTTGAAAATCGGAAAGATAAGTATCACTTTTATAAACTATCTCGTAGATTTTCACAAAAAGAAGATTTGATTTCATTTATTGTTGCCAATTTTCTAGAGAATGAAAAGTCGTGGATTGGTAAGTTATTGGAACCTGAGGCTGAAACAATTCATTTGAAACACCAGAAAGTGATGCAATCTCTTTCATACATTTTTGAGAATGATTGTAAAATACTTTTTGAAGGTCAGAATCCAAATGATGTTTTGCAAGTGACAAATGGTGAATATCCAATTCTTCTTGAAAAGACTAGACAGAAGATTACGCATTTTGAAACCTTCTGCTTACTCAATAAGATACTCAACTTCATACCGTCTTGGTCAAACAGAATTACCGATACAATTGTTTGGCCAGATTACCGAAGAAAAGCATTGAAGTTTACCGCATTTCTACCTGCCGATATAGTAAAATATAAATTGATTTTGAAAAAGGTAATATCGTGATTGAAAAACTGTACTTAGATATGGATGGTGTGTTGACAAACTTTGAACTACGCTGGGCAGAAATTTTTGGTTTTCCTGCACAGACAGTCCGTGATCGTAAAAACTTTGATTCTGAATGGCCCAAGTTTGTCGCACAAAAACAATTTGAGACATTGGAGTGGTTTCCTGGTGGTCAGATTCTTCTTCAGTATGTCAAGAGTATGAATGTACCTGTAGAGATTCTATCGTCTTCTGGTGGTGTAAAATTTCACGAAGAAGTCAAAAATCAAAAAAAGTTTTGGTTGAAATCTCAAGGCATTACATACAAAGCAAACATTGTACCAGGCAAAAAAAGAAAAGCTGAATATGCCAAGCCAAATGTGGTATTGATTGATGATACCGATGAAGTCATTACTCAGTTCAATGCCGCTGGTGGTATCGGCATACTTCATCGTAATACAAAAGAAACCATAAAAACGCTTGAAAGTTTACTAAATATATGATATTATGTTTTTGTGGATAAGTCGTTTATACACCGTTTATATACCGTTATACGAAAGGAAATACTATGAGTAGTTTTGCAAATCTCAAGCGCAATCGCAGTTCATTGGATAAACTTACCAAGGCGATTGAAGCTTCTACCCAGTCCAATTCTGAGGCTGGTTCTAAAGACGATACCCGATTCTGGCAACCGCAAGTTGATAAAGCTGGCAATGGCATGGCAGTTATTCGTTTTCTGCCGGCACCTGCTGCTGATGGTGATGATGCGTTACCATGGGTTCGTATCTTCTCGCATGGATTCCAAGGTCCAGGCGGTTGGTTCATTGATAACTGTCTCACGACACTCAATGAGAAATGTCCAGTCTGTGAACACAATAACACACTCTGGAACTCTGGTATTGAGGCAAACAAAGACATTGCTCGTAAACAAAAACGCAAACTGTCTTACATTGCCAACATTCTAGTCGTTTCTGATCCTTCAAATCCAGAGAATGAAGGGCAAATCAAATTGTTCAAGTTCGGTAAGAAAATCTTTGATAAGATTACTGAAGCAATGAACCCTGAATTTGCAGATGAAACTCCCATCAATCCATTTGATTTATGGGAAGGTGCAAACTTCAAGTTGAAAATTCGTAATGTTGAGGGTTATCGTAATTATGATAAATCAGAGTTTGCTGATAAGTCTGCACTCTTTGATGGGAATGATGATAAGCTTGAAGAACTCTGGAAGTCTGAATTCTCTCTGAAAGAATTTACAGAAAAGAAACACTTCAAGACTTATGAGCAATTGAAGACACGCCTTGATAAAGTTCTTGGATTTGAAGGCGCACCTGCACCTAAGACCAAAGCTGAAACTGCTGTGATTGAAGAAGATGTACCGTCTTTTTCAAATTCTGAAGATGATGAAGATTTAGATTA